ATGAAAGGTCGTGGCGGCAAGTATAAGGGAATGAGATAATGGCAAGTTCAATACGCGGCGGCAAACGTGGCAGCAAGTCTAAAAAACAACAAATTAAGCTAAAGCCTACACCATCTGGTGCATCAATGTATCAATCACCATCAGCTAGAAAACGTCTTAAAGAGGCAGACGGCAATGATGAACTAAGTGCTTTAATAAGCGAAGGTTATACCAAGCAAAGACGTTCTGGAAAATATGGTCCTGAAGAAGCAGGTACTAGAAATGCTGAAACAACTATAGATCGAATCCACGATATTTATTTTGATAGCCCAGACTTCTCTAAATCTCGTAGGAAGGCTAAAGGTGGCGCAGTTCGCGCTTACGCAAACGGTGGTGCGGTTATGTCAGGCCGTGGACCCAAGTACAAAGGATCAAGCTAATGCCTAACACACCAAAGAAATACAAAGGTTTTTCACAGCTACCTGAAGAGGTGCAGATGAAAATGGACCCCAAAGCAGCCATGAAATACATGGAAGGTGGCGCGGTAAAAGCGTATAAATATGGTGGTAAGGTTCGTGGCTACAAAGACGGTGGAAAAGTCTGCCGTGGTGGTGGCGCAGCCGTATCAGGTACAAAGTTTGACGGGGTAAGATAAATGGCAAAAATCGTTATCAACATTGACATGGATGAGCTAACATCTGGAATCAACCAAGTCGTTGATGACGAGGCCACTATGTTTGAGGTAGAGGACGAAGAAACAGTTTTCGTTTGTCCTCTGTCTACCCAAGACGTTGAACTAAACGCGAAGAACCGCGAAGAAGCGATTCAGGATTATTCTTACGGTCATTCCGTTAAGAATTGGGAAAAGAAAAAAGAAATTTGCGGCACTTGCGAGTATTACAATATCCGTTCTGAAATGCTTGATTGTATCAGTAGCGGCTTGGACTTCGAAGAAGGTGATCAGGTTGGCTACTGTGAAAAGCTAGACTTTACCTGTGAAGCTGAGAATATCTGTAATGCTTGGGAAAAAGGTGGTCCTATCTCTGACTTTGACGATATGGATGATCTTGAACCTGTCGAGGGGAATGAAAAGGACATCTTCTGATGGCTATTGAACGCGGAATAGGTGCTGGTGGCGTCCCAGACGAACCAATGATTGAAGATACAACGAGTGCCGTTGAAATACCTGAGATTCCTGCGAATCCCGGGGTTACTGAATTTGATGATGGCAGCGCAGTTATTGGTGAATACGAAGAGCCTGCGGAGCCAGTTGAATCCATTCCGTTTGATGGCAATCTTGCCGAAGTCATTGATGAGGCCGAATTAGGTCGCATTGCAGGTGATTTGGTAGGTTCAATCGAAGATGACCTAGCGGCTCGTGAAGATTGGGAAGACACCTACAAGACTGGCCTTGAGTTCTTGGGTATGAAGACCGAAGAACGCACAGAGCCGTTTGAAGGATCGTCTGGTGTAATCCACCCGCTTTTGGCTGAATCTGTAACGCAGTTCCAAGCGCAAGCGTATCGTGAATTACTGCCTGCAACTGGTCCTGTCAGAACACAAGTTGTTGGTGCGCAGAATGAAATGCTTGTTAAGCAAGCAGAGCGCGTCAAAGACTACATGAACTACATGATCACGTATGAAATGGAAGAGTACGATCCTGAACTGGATCAGATGCTGTTTTATCTGCCAGTGATTGGTTCTACGTTCAAGAAAGTTTACTTTGATCCGTTGAAGGGTCGTGCAGTTTCTAAGTTCATTCATGCGGAAGATTTGATTGTTCCTTATGGCGCGACTGACCTTATGTCGTCGCCTCGTATAACACATCGTATATCCATGGATTCTAATGAAGTTCGTAAGCTACAGCTAACAGGCTTCTATCGTGACATTGATCTGCCTGCGAGTTCTATGGGCGATGCAGACATGTCTGATGAGATTGATGAATCAATTGATGATATTCAGGGTGTGCATCCAAGCGGACCATCTGAAGAGATGACACTGTACGAAGTGCATACGACTTTGGATATTGAAGGCTTTGAAGACATGGGCGAAGACGGCGAGCCTACAGGTTTGCGTTTGCCTTACATTGTTACGATCTTAGCAGACAACAATGAGGTTTTGTCTGTACGCCGTAGCTATGAAGAAATGGACCCAATGAAACGTGCGAAACAATATTTCGTGCATTACAAGTTTCTTCCCGGGCTAGGCTTCTATGGCCTTGGCCTAACACACATGATTGGTGGCTTGGCTCAAGCCTCAACGTCTATCCTGCGTCAGTTGATTGATGCGGGTACGCTTTCCAACCTTCCGGCAGGTTTCAAGGCCCGTGGCGCTCGCATTAGGGACGAAGATGCTCCACTACAGCCCGGCGAGTTCCGCGATATTGACGTGGTTGGTGGCACCCTGCAAGGCTCTCTGATGCCTCTCCCTTTCAAGGAGCCTTCAGGGACGCTCTATAACCTTCTAGGAACGCTTGTAGACGCTGGGCGTAGGTTCGCGTCCATGGCAGACCTGAAGGTGGGTGAGATGGGCGGTGAGACGCCCGTGGGCACCACTATGGCGATTATGGAACGTGGCACAAAGGTTATGTCAGCGATTCATAAGCGTTTGCATTACTCACAGAAGGTTGAGTTCAAACTACTGTCTAAAATCTTTTCTCAGTCTGTGCAGGAGTATCCATACCCTGCTGACATGCAGATGGGACCACAGGTATTCACACAAGACTTTGATGCGCGTGTAGATGTTCTGCCTGTATCTGATCCGAATATCTTCTCTATGTCACAGCGTATCGCTTTGGCGCAGACAGAGTTGCAGTTGGTTCAGTCTAACCCACAGATTCATGGTGGTCCGCAAGGATTGTATGCAGCGTATCGTAAGATGTACGAGGCACTTGGTGTTAATAACATTGATGCGATCTTGCCGCCCCCACCACAACCACAGCCAATGAACCCATCTAAAGAGAACCAGAACGCTCTTATGGGTGCGCCATTGCAGGCATTCCCTGAACAGGATCACGAGGCTCATATTGAGGCTCACATGGCTGTTATGTCGTCTCCTGCAATGCAATTGAATCCACAGGCTCTTGTGATCCTTCAGGGTCATATTCAAGAACACATTGGATTGTTGGCAGAGGCTCAAGCACAGCAAGAAATTATGTCTGAAATCCCACAAGAGCAAATGCAGATGATGATGCAGCAAGCTCAGATGGCACCACCTCAAATGGGTCCACAAGGTCCAATGCCTCAAGACCCAATGCAGATGGTTATGATGCAGATGAAGCCTCAGATAGATGCTCTAGCGGCACAGATTGCCGCAGACATGACAGAACAGTTGGTTCAGGCTGTAACGCCGCAGGAAGAGGGTTCCGACCCACTTGTGGAGATCAGGCAGCAAGAGTTACAACTGAAAGCCGCAGATATGCAGCGTAAGCAGGGTGAGTTCGAAGCGCGTCAGGAGATGGAACGCGAGAAAGAACGTAATGATGTCTTGATTGCACAGCAACGCATTGATGCACAGGAAAAGGCAATTGATGAAAGATCACGAGTTGCCGAAGAGCGTATTCAGACTCAGCGAGACATTGCCGCTGTGAACGCGCAAGCGAAAGGACAATAAGATGGCTTCTTCAGTAAGAGATAAGGTTATTGAACAGATTCGCGCTGCAAAGCGCAAAGCAAGGGAGATTGGCGATGCCGTTGAAAAAGGGGTCAAGTCAGCAAACGATAAGCTCGAACATCTCGAAGTTGCTGTCGGAGGGGTATCCGCAGAAGCAAGCAGTAGCGATAGCGTTAAGCCAGTCAAGAAAAAAGCGGCCCCAAAAAAAGCAGCCAAAGCCCCAGCGAAAAAGAGAGGGCGGCCTAGTAAGAAAGTTTAGCAAAATAGCTAGACCCCAGAGATTCCAAGGAATCTTCTGACTTTCTGGTAATATGTCTTGTGCTTTCCAGATAATCGCATACTATATGCGGCATGGACGCACTACATTTGGCAGAGTATCTGTATAAAAACATACGCGAGCGTGATGCCCGACTAAAGGACAAGCTCGCAGATGGTTCGATCTCCTCTTGGGAGGAGTATCGGTATGTCGTAGGCGAAATACGCGGAATGTCCTACGTCGAAGATGAATTGAAAACCGCGATGAAAGGTATCGAGTATGGAGACGACGACTGACAAGGACATCCCAAAGTCCTTGGTAACTGCTTTTGGCAAAAGCAAAGAAGATAAAAACTCAGAGGACCCATCTAAAATAGAACCCTCTGTGATTGACAGATTGCCGCAGCCAACAGGCTATCGCATCTTAATTATTCCCTATTATCCTGCACAAAAAACTAAAGGCGGCTTGTACGTTCCTGATCAGGTTCGTGACCGTGAATCGTTTGCGACTGTAGCAGCATATGTGGTTCGCCTTGGACCAGAGGCGTACAAAGACAAAGATAAATTCCCACAAGCTCCTTGGTGTTCCCAAGGTGATTGGGTTCTTATAGGAAGATATGCTGGAAATAGGTTCAAAGTGGAAGGTCTTGAGGTAAGAATCATAAATGACGATAATATTATCGCTACAATTCTTGACCCAAAAGACATTTCGTATGTATAAAATGATTAAGAGCAAGGAAAATCGTTATGTCTGAAGAAATTCGTGAAAACGAAGAAATGGAAGCAACATCCGTCGAGATAGAAAGCGACGTTGATGATTCCGATGATTCCGATAGTTCAGAAGAAAGCCGAACAAATGTTCGAGAAGCTAAATCTGGCGATGAAGAACTTGAAAACTATAGCGAGTCAGTTCAGCGTCGTATCAATCAGCTAACAGCAAAGCGTAAGCAAGCAGCCGAGGAAGCTCAGGCCGCTGTTCAGTATGCGCAGCAAATGCAGCAAGAAAACGAAAACATGAAGCGTCGTTTGCAGCAGATGAATGGTGCATACAATAACGAAGCTGAAAATCGTTTAAAGGCTCAAGAGATTCAAGCCACTCGTGCGCTTCAAGAAGCAAACGAAGCTGGCGATTATGAGCGTGTAGCAAAAGCACAGCAGGCACTTGCCAAAATCGCTATGGCGAAAGAAAAGGTAGGTCAGCAGAAAGCTCGTCTTGCGCGTGAACAAAAAGCAGTACAAGCACAAGCTCAACAGGTTCAGCAGCAACCTGTGCCTCAACAACAACACCAACCACAACAACAGCAGGCACCACAGCGTGATCCAAAGCTGGAAAGATGGATGGAAAAGAACCAGTGGTTTGGTTCTGATCGTTTGATGACTCGTGCCGCACAAGCGATCCACGAACAATTAGTTTTAGAGGAAGACTACGATCCTACGTCCGACGATTACTATAAAGAAATCGACGCACGTATGCGTAAGGAAATGCCTCAAAAGTTTCAGGAGAAAAAGTCCAACGCCCAGACTGTTGCTCCTGCTTCGTCCAATGGACGGTCACAAAAATCAGGGCGGAAAAAAGCTGTGGAACTAAGCCCGGGTCAAGTCGCTTTTGCGAAGAAGATGCGGATACCACTGGAAAAATACGCACAAGAAGTTGCGAAACTGGAACGGAGAAACTAAAATGGCAAATCGTACACCACGCGAGTCTGAGGCTCGGGAAAGCGCACAGCGCACTATGGAGTGGCGTCCCGGTTCTGCCCTAGATGCTCCGGAACCCCCTATTGGGTATAAACATCGTTGGATTCGTGAATCCGTGATGGAGTTTGACGACAAAACTAACGTTCACAAAAAACGTCAGGAAGGCTGGGACCTCGTTCGCGCTGAAGAGTATCCCGATTATGCCGGACCCGTAGTAGACGAAGGACGCAACGCTGGCATCATTGGTGTCGGTGGACTTGTTCTTGCTCGCATCCCCGTCGAAATGGCAGAACAGCGGAACGACCACTATAATGGGGTCACTCGTAATCAAATGGAAGCAGTTGACCGTGACTGGATGCGTGAAAACAATCCAGCCATGCCGAAACTTGCTCCTCAACGTAAATCCTCTGTGAGCTTTGGTTCACAAAGAGGAAAATCTGAAGGATAGATAAAATGGCTAATCAAGACGCCGCTTTTGGCCTTCGTCCAGTTCGTACAGGTATTAGCTCCCAGCAGCAAAACCGTTACCGTATCGCAGCAAACTACGATACTTCCATCTTCCAAGGCGACCTAGTTGCCATGGTAACTGGTGGTGGTATTGAGCGCGTTGCAAATGGCGGTTCTGGTTTGATCTTGGGTGTTTTCAATGGCTGTTCCTACACGGACCCGACAACAGGCAAACCCACTTACTCTAACTACTACCCAGCAGACACAAACGCTTCTGACATCTTTGCAAATGTTATTGATGACCCAAGCGCGACGTTTGAAATCCAAGCTGACGCTGCATTTCCTGTAGCTGACTTGGCGGGTAACTTCGACGTTCTGACCCCAGCAGGCAGCACTGTCTCTGGT